TTGTTGTTGGATTACTTAAAAAATGAGTTTACTCAAAACGAGATTTTAAACAGAATTGATGAATATGTAGAAAGTCATGTTTCTCTAGCAGACGCACAAGAAAACATAGACTACTTACAAGAAATGGTAGTTCAAGTACAAGACCGAGTTGATACTAAAGAAGAAGATGAAAGTATGGATTCGGTAGAATTATTCGATTCGCCAGAAGACATTGCGAATCGTTTACCGTTAGGATTGAATCAAGATTATGATTTATCCTACAAATTTTCTCCCAAAGATTTGGTCGTTGTTGGCGCGAAACGTGGTGGAGGTAAATCATTTACCCTCTGTAACTTAGCAAACTCAGTAAATGAGAGTGGCAAATCTGCCCTTTACTTTACTATAGAAATGGACACTCGTTCTATTCTACAAAGGATTGTAGCAATGAATACTGGCATACCGTTAGGTAGAATCATTGGTCGAAACCTTTATCCAAATGAGTGGGCAAAAGTTGCAAAGTGGTGGTCTATTCGATTTGAAAATGGAGAAGGCATTTATAATGACTTTCTTCAAGACCCAAATCAAGACTTTGATAAGTTTCACAGGAAACTTACTAGAGAGAAGTTCAAAACTGAAAAACAGATTGATGTCGTTTACGACCCTTCGCTTACTGTTGCTAAGATTATTAGCACGGTTAGACAGAAGCAATCTGAATATTCAGATTTAGGAATTATAGTAGTAGACTACCTAAACCAAGTTAAGCGTCACAACGCCCCAAGTCGTTCAGGTCAATATGATTGGACTGAACAAATCGAAATATCCAAAGCACTGAAGTTACTCGCCCAAGATGAAAAAATCTTGGTGGCTTCTGCTGTCCAAACAAATGATAACAACCAAGTAAGATTCTCACGAGGCATTTATGATGCAGTTGACGCTGCATATCAAATCTCTCATTGGGGAGATAAAGAAAACGCAATCAAGTTCTCATGTGAAAAAATGAGAAGTGGTAAAGAGGGCGGTTTTGTTAGTGAGATAAATTGGGAGACACTGAAGATTGGACCACACACTGTGATGGACCCAGACGAAAAAGCAGAGCTTAAGGAAACATTATCAACAAACGAGGAGATAAACGACTTATGATATTGTATACAGAAAAACAATTAGAACACGCATGGATTTTGCATTGTGCAGATATAGTAAATTACAATGCAGAAAATCCCAGATTTAAAATGAGTGTACCAACGATAGAAGAATTTAGACCTATCTATGAAGATGCACTCGAACAGGAGTATCATGGCTGCTGATAGAATACCAAGAGGAATAGCAGAAGAAACTCCGTTTCCGCCTCATACATGGTTTAGAAGAAGTATTTATTTTATGCTGGAGGCAAACAAAGAAAATATTAAAAAAGTTCCTATAAATGAAAAACTAATGGAAGATTTATCAACTAGAAAGATGGTAAATCCAATTCTAGTGACACCCACATGGTGGCCTATTGCAGGTCAGCAAAGAATGAGGTGCCTGATGGAACTTAAACAAGATTACGAAATTCAAGTGTGCAGACTAGACCAAGCATGGTGGACACACTTGTTTTACTGGAATGGTGAACCTGAAGCAAAGAGACTAGTCGCCATTTGGTTTCAGACTTTAGAAACAGTATTTAAAAGCAGATACTACACAGATAATTCTGACCAAATGATAGAGTATGAGTTGATAGGTGACACCCTAACATGGACACACAAAAAATAAGACTTGACACACAAGTTAAAATAGAGTATAATATATATAAATGATTGCAATAGACTTATTAACAGAAAAGGGCATTGATTATAAGATTCAAGGGAATGACGCAGTTATATCGTGTCTAAATCCTGAGCATGACGATAGTAACCCAAGCATGAGAGTTGATAAGATTACTGGCGTCTATCATTGTTTTAGTTGTGGGTATAAGGGTAATCTCTTTACACACTTCGGAGCACCAGCTTCTTCTTTAGAAATTAAAATACATAAGATTAAAGAGAAGATTGATAGAAAGAAAGCAGAAACAGTAGGATTAAAACTCCCAGAAGAAAGAGTCAATTGGGACGCACCTTTTAGAAATATTAGTGCAGATACCCTAAAAATATGGCAAGCATTTACTTGGAATGTTCCAAAGTTTGAAGGCAGAATTGTTTTTCCAATTCGTGATATAACAGGAAAAACAGTAGGACTTATAGGTAGATTAATTCAGAATCAAATGATGATGGACAACAGACCTAAGTACTACATCTATCCAGTAGGAGTTCAACTTCCTTTTTGTCCAGCAAGACCGAAGTTGATACAGAACAGGGCAATACTCGTAGAGGGTATATTTGATGCCTTGAATCTATGGGATAATGGATTAAAAAATGCTGTCTGTTGTTTTGGAACTAAACAGATGAACTGGGTTAAGTTATCCCTTCTGAAGATGCAGGGTGTAACAGGACTAGACATAATGTTTGATGGTGATGATGCGGGGCAACAAGCTGCCGCAGAGATAAAAGGTATCGCTGAGAAGATGGGAATGTCAGTCAAGATAGTAAAACTTAGACAAGGTCAAGACCCAGGCAATTTAACTAAAGAATCAATAGCAGAGATAAAAAGAATTTTATATGAGCAGTAGATGGAACACAGGAGCTTGGACTGCCGAAGAATTACAGAAGATGGCAGAAGTATCACACCTTGACGAAGATGAGGGGTATGATATTTGGTCTGATGAGTTTAAAAGAAGCAGTAGTGCATTTTGTTTACAAAGAAAACGATACTTGCACACTTACGATAAAGAGATGTTTCTTACTCCAAGAAGAAAAAATAACAATGCTGCAACAACAGATTGGACAGGAACTGATGCTCTCATAGAGTTATTTTATGATGAGTTATTACCTGAAGCTATAACTGAGAAATCTAAACAAAGAGTTTGGGTAGAGTTTGGTAAGTTCTTATTTGATGAATTTAATCTTAATGTAACCGCTAAAGCAATTGCTGATAGGAGAGAAAGATTACCTTCACATATTCCAAAAAATGCTAGAGATAAGTTAGACTCAAAGTGGCTACAAGACGCAAATCCAATATGGGATTTAGTTCAATTTGTATCTGCACAGAAACCAGTAGTAGTTAAATGTAAAAAATGTTAATATGAAACTACTCTAAGAATACACCATCTTGACACACTATGCCAAAGTTGTCAAGGTAAGATTACAGGTTGGTATACTCATAAGTTTTTTGAGAACAACCCAGATAAGGCAGAAACACCTGCTATCCTATATTGGATAAGATTTAAAGCAAAACATATAGGAAATAAAGTAGGAATAACAGAAAAGACAACAGAAAAACGGGGAGCAAGATATCCAGACTTTGATATACTTGCAGAATATAAACTCCCGCTCTATACTGCATGGCAAATAGAACAAGCAGTCATTAGGGAGAATAAAGAGGATAGAAACTATCCAATAGAATTAGAAGGAAATGGAATAACAGAATGTTTCAAACGAGAAGTGGAGAATAGAATTGAAGATAGCATTAATAGAAAAATCAGCGAGTTCAACAGACTATCATAAGTATTTTGACTTTGATTTCGACAGATATGCACTAGCAAGTGTAAAGAAACCAAAGATACTTAAATCAGATGTTGACATAGAAATAGATACAACCGAGTATGATTATGTCATACTTGTTGGCGCAGAGCCATTCAAATACTTTACAAAGAGGACTTCTTTGTCAGCTGAGAATGGTAGATTGATAGATGACAAATGGTTGCCTGTCATATCACCTGGTGCCATTGCATTTAGACCAGACCAAAAGAAAGCATTTGAAGATGCAGTAGAGAATATTACTGCCTACATTAGTGGAGATTTGAAAGTATTAGAGATACCTGAGAAGTTTAAAATAGGTATTGAAGATACTGCAAAAGCAATAGAGTTTCTAACTGAAGTAAAAAATTCAGATGGAGAATATGTATCTCTTGACTGTGAGACCAGTGCTTTGTATGCTCGTGATGGGTATATGATTGGTTTTTCTATATCTTATGAAAACAATGATGACCAGTTTGGTGCTTACATAGATACTAACTGCATTGATGAAGATTGTGAAAAATTAATGCAAGATATCTTCAGCACAAAGAAAATAGTATTTCACAATGCTAAGTTTGACTTACAATGGTTTGAGTATCATTTCAACTTTGAGTTTCCACACTTTGAAGATACAATGCTACAGCATTATCTTTTAGATGAACAACCTGGAACTCATGGTCTAAAGATGTTAGCAATGAAACATACTGACTTTGGAGAGTATGAACAAGAACTCTATAATTGGATTGATAATTATAGAAAACAAAACGGAGTTCTCAAAGATGATTTTACTTGGGACACAGTTCCGTTTGAAGTGATGAAAGACTATGCTGCGATGGACGCGGTAGTCACACTTATTTTATTTAAAAAGTTTAAGAAAGCCCTTGATACAAATAGTAGATTAACTTGGGTTTACAATACAATATTAATACCTGGCACTCGTTTTCTGTGTGATACAGAAAGTAATGGTGTGCCATTTGATGCAGAGAGACTACAGAAAGCACAAACTCTCATGCAAGAACAGATTGATGAAGCAGTAGAAAAACTACAGTCACATTCAGCAGTCACAAAATTTATACAGGACAATGGGGAATTTAATCCAAACAGCACAGTTCAATTACGAAAATTACTGTTTGACTATCTCGGTCTAACACCTACTGGTAAGAAAACCGGTACTGGTGCAGACTCCACAGACGCTGAGGTTCTAACCCAGCTAGGCGAACAGCATGAAATCCCCAAACTAATCCTCGATGTTCGCCAAAATGTCAAGATTAAATCCACTTATCTTGAGAAAATATTACCTGCACTTGACCGAGATAGTCGCCTTCGTACAGGGTTCAACCTGCACGGAACAACATCTGGAAGATTATCTTCTAGTGGCAAAATGAATATGCAACAACTACCTAGAGACAATCCTATTGTCAAAGGTTGTATCAGAGCAAACAAAGGACACAAAATCGTCGCAATGGACTTAACAACAGCAGAAGTCTATTGTGCAGCCGTGCTCGCAAAAGATGAAGCCCTCATGAATGTATTTAGACAAGGAGGGAACTTCCACAGTACTATTGCTAAACAAGTATTTAAACTACCATGTGAAGTAGAGGAAGTTGCAGAGTTATACGGAGATAAAAGACAACAAGCAAAAGCAGTTACATTTGGTATAATGTATGGCGCTGGACCACAAAAGATTAGTTGGCAAGTAACAAAGGATAGTGGTAAAGAGTTTACAATGCAAGAAGCACAATCAGTAATTGCACAATATTTTGAAATGTTTAGCAGTTTAAAGAAATGGTTAACAGTTAACCAACAGTTTATAAGAGACAATGGGTTTATTTATTCTCACTTTGGAAGAAAGAGAAGATTACAAAATGCCCAATCAAGAGACAGAGCTATTGCGTCACATGAAGTAAGAAGTGGTATTAACTTCCTAGTTCAGTCAGTAGCTTCAGACATCAATTTGCTTGCCGCGATTGAAATGAATGAATGGATTAAGAAGTCGGGTTCTAAGGCTAAGATATTTGCTTTAGTTCACGACTCCATTCTTGCTGAAGTACCAGAGGACGAGATAGAACAATATAGTAACAAATTGAAGGAATGTGTACAAAGAGATAGAGGAGTAAACATTCCAAACGCCCCTGTAGGTTGTGACTTTGAAGTAGGTGACGACTACAGTATGGGTAAATTTGAAGCAAAGTATGTAGGTATGTAATGACCCCTGTAGAATACTTTGCTACACTACACTTCCCTTTGTATGTTTTACATACTGACGAAGTAGTAGAATCAGATGGTATTCTGTGGATAGAAGACCAAGTCTTAGATGACAAAAATATGAAGGGCGATACTCTCGGAAAGAGAAGATTACAGACGCCTATGAAAAGTATTTATCCTCTTAAAGTGATGATAAAAGATATAATTGGACTAATCAAACATGAAGGACAGTTTTATATTGATTCATCAGGAGAGTTCATTAGA